CAATTTTATTTGTAGGTATCTTCATCCTCAATCTCCTTTAAAATTACACCTAATTCATAGTTAACCTCTCGTGTGATCATAGTCTTCGAACTTCTTAATCGTCCTAAATATCTGCTTATTGTTAACCCAACGCTGCAGGTACCTTGTTTTATCCAGCGCATTAGGTTTGTCAAAAATCATAATGTACGGATCATAGCCAATCTCCCTCAAGGTATACACACGATACAAGTCTTCTTCGTGTGTACTATTAAAGTTTGTTAGCACGTAAACGCTACGGTTGCGCTGACTGCCTTTCCACACAGATCTGTATTCCTTTAACTTTTCCAGCGTTTCCATATCAGCAGGATTATCCCAAGCAAAGTGAAGCATACTGTACTTGACTTTATTAATAGCAGCGGCTTTTTCGTCTGTCATAAGCCTAATATCAAGACCTTGCGTGAAGTCTACCCATGCACCGCTATCAGCCAACTGTCCAAGTAAGTTCTCCCAATCAGGACAAGCTAACAAATTAGGATCAAGCAATTTTATATGTTTTTGCCCACTCCAAAACTGAGATAAATTTGCCACCTTATGAGCTCGCATACCTTCCTTTTCTGCCACAATGCAAAACTGGCACTTACGTGGACATCCTCTGCTCAAGTAGCCATATGCTGTATCCTCAATACCGTACAAATTATAGTCAGGGTAACAACTTTCTATTTCATTTGGCAACTTACTTATAAGATCATAACCAGTCCCGCCTTTTACTATTTCGTCTGCCTGATATGATTGAATATCGTCCGGCGTAAAAGTAAAAACTTTAGCCATATACACAATGTCATAATGTTCAAGACTACCTGCCCATTCGACTGTATCACCGGCGCCCTTATGCCATGACGCTATTTTCATCAATGCAAGGTTAGGCCAATTATGATTATCCACATCAACAAGTCCTATTTGCATAACCCACCACTAAATAACTCTTGCTGACTGCGTTTAGTAAACTTAGGCATGGTTGTTGTAATTTTGTCTCCATATTCTTCTACTCGCTTTTTCCTGACTGCAAAATATTGGCCATTTTTAGCAAGATATTGATCATCTACTTCCGGCGGTATCGACAAATAATATTCATCCGGCAAAACATCTGTCTCACACAGTTCCTCAAGTTGCCTTTTATAAGAAATTATGTGATTTCTTATAAGATTCATATTCACGCCATCCGGCCAAAAAGGATCACAACCACCATACTTCCTGAGATATTCCCATCGCTCTAACTCTTTGACTATTTCTGACGCAACAAACTCTATTTGATTTTCCTTACTCGGTTTCATTTTGCCCATCTATATCGTCTCCTAAAACGGTTATGATTTATTAGTGTTCAGATTCTCAAAATCTTCCGGGAACAAATAATATCCTCTGGTCATATTTTTAGCTATAACACGGCGTATAGCCTCTTGTGGAGCATCAAACTCATGGCTCATAGACACACCTCTGTAACGATAACGCAGTTGAAAAACAAACGTGTTACAACAAGCCTTTAAGTCTATAATTTCCATATGCAAATCAACTAATTTTTGATATTCATTCGGATTTTGTTTTAAACGCTGATACGCTTCTTCTACCTCTGCTAATTCCTCTTTAAGCTTGGCAATCTGTTCTTCTGGTTTAACATCTCTAAATTTATAACATGGTGTTGTTGCTTTAATTTCCATAATTATTTCCTCTTTCTCATACGTTTTTTTGCTCTGGCTATATCAACAATAAAATCGTTGACTTCACCGTAATATTTTTTCCTGGCATCTAAAACTGCCTGTGATTTTTCTTTCTCAGCTTGATACTTAGGACAAGCTGACCAACAATCTGTATGACGTTCAATACAGTTTTTACAAGGGAATGCCATATCAACAAGCCACCTTTTCTAACTTCGCTCTAAAATCTCGGCGCCTCTTAACTGGAACCCAACTCGGTTCAGCCCCCAGCATATTAAGCTCAAAATTTGAGAAATCTAATAAGTCCTGGTGCTTTTCCGCCCATTTCCAAAAATCATCAATCCGGATCATCATTACCGGACGATTATTATGCATCGACATCAATACTGCAGGTATGCCGGCAGAAATACAAGTCTGCATCTTGCCATAGCTCCTGTAACCTAAAATAGTGTTCAACAATGCACGTAATGACATATAATCTGTTGCTGCTGTTTTTGGACCAAGTTGGAGTAAATAGGCCATTTTAGTTATTGCCTTTTCTGACCGTTTAAATTTTTGAGCCAATTCTGCCGTCGTAGTTGTTGGCCACATTTTTTCTAACCGTTCAATCTCCTGCTGAGTCCATTTTTTCCACGTTTTCCGATGCATTATCCGAACCCCCTAACTTTTCAAGAAAAGCTATTTTTAAACCAAAGGATCTAAGTTTGTATTTTGACAGTTCAGTTTCAAGCATATATTTACGCCCAAATATTCTTTTCATATCCAGCCATACTAAAAGCGGCACCCGGTAAAACCGTTCCAGCTCAAAACTGCAAAGAATAAAAGCGGCAGCGCCAAATCCAACATGTTCACACAAAGCTTTTCTTTGCCATTCAAGCAGTGCTTCATACTTCATTCGATCACTATCCGTATGTTTAGCTTCAAACACTACTGACCTGCCATTTTTTAAAGTTCCCTTAAAATCAGGCTGGGCTTTTGATGCGAAACAGGCGATAAACTGACCTGTTCCAAAAGGTTTTATAATCTTCATCGGCTCCGGTGTTTTTTCTATTTTTGCGATTTGAGCCGCTAAATAATGGTCACACGAAGCTAATATCATTTTTTCAAAATGCTCGCCATATGCCCTGCTTTTTCGTCCTCTAACCGACCAATTTACACTCATAGCTACCTCACTTTTTTTGCGTCCGACCAGCAACTTTGCTAAAATTTATTTGTGAGTTCCGCAATGTGAAACTCATGACTTCGGCGGACGTCTGATTTTCTCTCCAACCCACTCTCAAATCTTTTTTGAAAAAGCACCGTGTAAAAAGCGGTGCTTTTTCTTTTTGTTTTACTAACCTTTAGGACTGCCGCTATAAAGAGCTTTCTCACAATTTTTTTGAACAGTCTTTAGAAAATTAACGTGTCTTTTGCTGTAATCCGGTTCTACCTGCAGGGCCATAGTTTCAAGCATTATTTCAGCTTGATAGATCGCCATACATAAAGCATCTGAAGTTTGTTCATTTGTATTAGCAGTATAGGCCTTTAACGCTTCATCAACTTTTTCAAGTTCAAAATTCACTCGTCCAAACTGTATCTCTGGGCGATCATCTTGATAACTGTAAATCGGACTAATTTGCATCTGGGGTCTCCTGTTCATCATTCTGATTCTTATCAGCGGTTAAAGTTTTCACCTCAGAGCGTAACGACTTAATTTCCTTGCATAAAGCTTCTAAGCGTTTTACAGAAATTGTTATCGTATCTCCAGACTGACTTCTCAACGCATCTAAAATTTGATCAACCGACATATTTTTCTCTTTCCTTGGCGGTACTGCTGTACTTCCTTTACTGCCTTTGCTGCCTTTACTAACTTTGTTATTTGCCATTTTTCAACACTCCTAAATTTTATTTTTAAGCACTTTCGCCAACCGCCGGGGTGAATAGATCACCCTGCGCCCGAACACCCTTTACATACTCATGAGCTTCGTCAATTAGCATTTCCAGCGTTTCAATGCACTCTGCTGTAAGTAACATCTTAGCGTTAGGCTCCGCCGTTTCTGTAAGCATTTCTACAGTTTTATGCGGGGTATTCAATACCAGCACGCCATTACTTTGTTCAAGCTCCATAACAGCAGATAGCACAGCTCCCATCGTTTCCTGTACCCCCCCATAATTCAAAGATACGCTACGAGTGGTAATGCGGTCCGCATAATCTGCCGGCAACTCACACAATTCAGCAACATGCTTTGCTAATTCTTTGAATGCTTGAACAAACTCCGGGCGTGGTGATTCCATGCACTCAAGAGAATATTTATCCTCATGTGCCTTACCATCTTCCCAGATAAGCGTTACCTGCCCTTTCTTCTCGTCATAACGAATTTTCCTGAACCTTCTTGCCATGTTCATCGCTCCTTTATTTAAAAATTGCTACAGGTCCCGGTGTAATACACGGGTCTGATGTAACCATACTGTTTATCTACCCTAAGCCCCGGCTGTCGGCCACTATTAGGGCAGTTTTCACGACCTTTGCAATAGTTATCACAAAATTGTTTTTGCTTCTTGAAATTTGCAATATCGTTGTAATTTTCTTTCAGCCATTCATCGGATGCATCCGGATAAAGCAATCTTCCAAACTCAATAACTTTTTCGTTATAGGGGACCTTCAATCGCTCTTTCTTCCCAATCCGAGAAATAATATACGCAATGACTTTTTTATTTTTATCTCGCTGTTCTTTTGAAAAAGACTTGCTGAACTGTTCCCTGGCTTCACGATCATTCGCAAGCGACAACTGATAAGCTTCTGTCCTTATTTCTTCCTGTGCCCAATCAACTGCGGCAGCAAACTCCTGCTCGTTTGGCCAAAACTTTGTCTGCTGAATCACTTTTTTTATAGCCATCTCGAAAACAGGAACCTCAACCCGTTTGAAAATATCAATCCAAATATCCGCTTTTGTTGCCAAAGCGTCCTTAATTTGCTGCTCACTTGTCGTAAACTCGCTTCCGAACAAGTTTTTATTAACCGGCGGATTCCGACCGCACATCTGAAAAAACTTAAATCCCTTATAAATATCGGTTAATGCAAGTGCTCTCTGAGGCATTTAAACCACAACCTTTCTCTAAGATTGACCTGCCCGCTCAATCAATTCGTCTAAAATACTTTCAACATTCACCGACTGCCCGCTATTCCTTGACCTGCGTGCTTTTTCAAGTAAATTGGCAATATGTGTTATTGACCTGTTTTTATCCACCACAGCCCGATCACAAGCTAAAATAAAACTATCAGCACCATACTCGGCAACTAAATCATTAATCTGCTCTGCCTGGTTACGATTCAAGATCGGCATTATTTTTGCCGAAAAATATTGAGCACCTTTTGCCAATTCCGAGCTGTTTTTTTGGGGGATGTTGGGCGCATTTTTTTCTTCCCCATTTCTTATACTTTCTTTATCTTCTTCTAGTTCTTTATATTCTTCTTTTATGTGCTTGTTAGGTTCTTTGTTAGCTCTTTGTTGGTTGTTTGTTAGCTGGCTGTTAGGTTCTTTGTTAATCTCTTTGTTAACAGTAGGTTCTTCACCTTGATAAACCCGCCAATTTACTATGGTTATGAGCCTACCGCTCTTTGTTGATTTTCCTGTTAGCCTTACTGTTAAGAAATTGAGCCTTTCACACTTTTGTAACATTGTTCTTACATTTTGAACCGTAATCTGCTTGTTAGCCTCTACGCCTTCAGCTTTACACTGTTCAACGATTTTTTGAAGGCTTGTAACAAATTGCCCAGGCTTTAAAATTATTTTTTCACCAAAATAATCCCATTCAGTTTCCTTCCAGTTCGCCATAGCTAATAAAGTTATCAATATCACCCTCTGCTCATTTGAGCTATTAAGCCATATTGGTTTTTTGAATAACTCCCTATACAACTTAAAATACCCGCCCATGATATACCGCCTTGATTTTTCATTAGATATTTTTCAAGTCGTATATAGAGCCTCTAAAGGGCTCTATATCGACTTTATCATCGTCATAAATAAGCTCTTTCTGCGCTTTTTCTTCTAACATTTTTTTATAGCAGGAAGGGCCATAGCCATGCTTAATACTCTCCGGACGTTTTATATCTCGCCCACAACGTAAACACTTAGAATACAAATTATCCAATCGGACCATCTACTTTACTTGCCTGATCTTCAATATCGGGTAATTCATTTACCAAATCATCAATTTCAGTCGCTTCTGCAGATCCATCATCTGTCATTGCTACGGCTTTAGCGTCAAGAAAGTCTGTTATAGCGGTAGCGGCAAGGGCGTAATTTTGATGTGCAGCCATCTGTGCCAATGTATCGACAGGTAAATTCTTGATACTTTCAAAGCCTTTTTTTGTTAGTACCATGCAATCATCACTATAGACTTGGACAAATTTATCTGCTCTTATAGGCCGCTTAACCTCAATACCACCTTCAACCCATTGACGGATCATCTTACCAGTTTCCGGGGTAATGACTTCGATTTGATTTTCAAAAAGATTAGTACGGTCTTTACTGGCTACGGCATAATGCTTTTCACGATCAATATCGAATACAATCGTAAACTCATATTCCATTCCATCACGTTGTATCGGCGCTAATCCGACCTTTACAGGCGTTTTTTTGCCCTTCTCATTCTCCTGCATTTCGTAGGCTGTTTTTGACCGCATACAAACGATTACGTGCATACGGCACTGAAGTATTGCATCCACTAACTTGTTATGTTCCGGCGTAACATCTCGCCAAGCAGTAAAGCTGTTCCCGCTTCTACTGGTAGCACTTTTTTTGTCTACCATTTCCAAAATACCGCCTTGCCCGGACCAGGCATGAGATAGGCTATCAATTATCAGTACGTTATAACCTTCGGCTTCCGCTTCTTTGATCGCATTAATAAATTTCATTGGCGAAAATGGCGGTTCAAGTTGGGCCGCATCATAATCGCATAGATCAGAGTAAAGTTCACCGCTGCCATTTTCCGTGTCGATCATGGCGATCTTTCCACCCAATCCCTGAGCCAGTAACAATGCGGAATAAGTTTTACCGCTGCCCGATACTCCACACAGTGCCATTTTCACAAAAATTCTTTTACGTTCTGCCTTTTTAAACATTATTTACACCTCGCAAGTAATAATCTATATTCACATAGAAAGCTCTTTCCTGGGCTTCCTTTTCTGTCAAATGTCCCATCAAAACCATTTGATCAATTTGATATATTTCTAACGGTACTTCTTTAAATTCATCATAAAAAAACCAAGCTTGATTCAACATATATCTCCCCGCCTAATCCACATAAGAATATCTTGAGCAAGGTCTACCAGCATCCAGGCAAGAAAATTCAAACTCGCACCGGTAACAGGATTTAATACGATCAACACTTGCAAAGACTTGCTGCTCAGAAGATACCGACATCTTTTTTGATTTATGTTCTTTTTCAATAATCTCAGCAGCAGCATTCAAGCGATCAATTTTTGTCTGTAAATCATTTTTAGCCATCAAGCCATCTCCCTTTGATAGTTAGGCATATATATACGTTCGTCAAAATAACTTTTCGGAACCTTACCTGCCGGCGGTAGAATATAACCTTGTTGCTTTAACTCATCACGTACAATCCGAATCATTTTATATGCAGTTGATTTGCTACAATGCAAAATTTTCATAACATCTTCTACGGTATAAATCTCCATTTGCGTCACCTGCCTCATTTTGCTATAATAAAAACATGAGTTAACTATTTGACCGTGGTTATCTCTTAATCGTCAGTGTTACCGCACTGGCGATTTCTCTTTTTCTTAATAAATCCTGATTGCGATAAACCCATAATTCCATATCGGATATTGCCTGCTTGACTTCGTTGATATTTTTTAAAATGTCGGCGAAGTCTTTTTCTTCGTCGCAACTTACCCGTTCGTCTGAGGCAATACTTAAAACGATTGCCAGTTTAGTATTTAGGGCACTAACTGACGAATAAATAAAGCAGGCCGTCTGTGCCAGTGATACCTCACGATATTCTGTACTCTGACAAGCTTTACCCAGCGGGCATGCTTCCAAACAGTACCACCGCATCACATGATTTTTCAAAACTCCGAAAGTTTCTGCAAACCGCATAATCATCTGCGGATGTGCCGCTTCCGGAACATTGATAATACGTGCGACTGTTGATCTGTGCATAGCTGCCTGTTCAGCGACGGTTTCTTGCGTCATATGGCACTCTTGAAGCAGTTCTTTCAGCACATTTACCACTCCCTTCTGCTGTAGAATAAACTCATAAACTCACCGTTTGGTATAGTAACGAATTTTCACTTTGTCCCCTACCTGTAGCTGGCGACCATCAGCAAAAAGCTCTTTGTTATCCTGCGATATTCTGTACTGAAAAGCGTTATAATCTTCTGCACTGATACCGTGTCCATAAAAACCTTCTGCTATATTCCACAAAGTATCTCCTGGCCGGACGACACAAGTAACAGTAACCTCTTGAACATCTGTTAAAGGTTTCTTCCCATCTGCAATACTGACCAACATCAAAGCCACAACTACAACAGCGCCAAATGCGATCAAATACTTCTTCATGTTTAAGCCTCCTTAGCATCTTTATCAGCTAGAATTTCAGTTTCACAGTCTGTACAACACTCTAAAATGTAATAACCACCGACCTGTTTAACTTCGTGAGAATCACTTTCTCGACCACAGTAATTGCATTTAGCCATCTTCTTTGCTCCTTTCTCCGTTAAAGTTCGGCTTGGCGCCGTTTTCTCTCAAAACCTCAAATCAAACAGCGTTTTGTTTCATATCGTTACTATTGTTAGTAAAAAAAATAGTCCAATCAAAACCTAAAATCCCCGCAATTTTCTGTGCAACGTCAGGAGATGGCCTTTTTATCTCAGTTTCTATCTGAGTGTAATATGCACGGGATATTTCTGCCATTTCAGCAACTTGAGCTTGAGTAAATTTTTTTTCTTTTCTCTTGTCAATTAAAAATGCACTAATTTTCATTTTTATCCCCCCTTTCTTTGTGTAACTTTATGTTACATTTTGATTATACGTTACTTTAAGATACAAGTCAAGCTTTTTGTAACTTTTTGTTACTCAGCTTTATATGTAACTGAAAGTAACATATAATATATTCAAAGGATGTGAATATATGGAAACTTTAGGAAGTAGGCTTCGTCAACTTCGCATACAGTCTAAAGAAACACAACAAGATGTAGCAAACATATTATGTATTAATCGTGTTACATACACACAATATGAAATTAATAAACGTACTCCACAACCTGATATGTTAAAACGATTAGCCGATCATTTCAGTGTATCTATAGATTATCTTTTAGGGCAGGAAAACAAAAATTCTCAACAAAATATGCCTAAAGACCTCGCAAAATTTCTCGAAAACACCGAAGTTATGTTTGATGGTGAAGTACATCACCTAGACGAAGAAGATAAACAGAAATTAAAAAATGCTCTTGAATTCGTATTTTGGCAAGCTAAAGAAAAAAATAAGCGCAAGAAGCAATAAACTTCTCGCGCCATGTTTAACATACCCTTGCGGGTAGAAAACCTCATATTAAAGTATGATACAGCGAATCCTTACCAGCTTGCCAAATGCTTAAAATTCGACGTTTTTGAATTAGATTTGCCGTCAGAAATCAGAGGTTTTCTAGTTCGCCCACTAAGACGAAAATGTATCGTTTTAAATGCAAATTTATCAGAGCTCCAAAAGCGCATAGTTTTATGCCACGAACTCGGTCATGCACGGCTACACTCTGGATATGGTTACTATCTAAGTACAAATAAACCTTACTATGTCCCCTGCCGCCGGGAGAATGAAGCCAACGAATTTGCGATACATCTTCTATCATACAGCCACGATCTTGATGCTGAACATCTTAATGCAATAATTAAAGAACGTAGGCCGGATCCAATGATAGTACATAAAATCATAAATGAATTAATTAGCCAATAACTCCATCAAAGGTGATGATCAGAATGGGATTTAGGTTTAGAAAATCAATCAAAATAGCTCCAGGTATCAGTTTAAACCTCGGTAAAAAAGGTATCAGTGCCAGTATCGGGCCTCGTGGTGCTAAGGTAACGATCGGCAGTCGTGGCAGTAGAGCCACACTCGGAATACCAGGTACGGGAATGTC